CCCGTTCAGGTTAAATTCCTCAAGGGTTGGATTAACCGCACATTGAAAGGTCTAGCATGAGCTTGCTGGCTGTAGGATCAATTATTGAAGCTGTTGGCAAGGTTGCAGGCGACCTGATTACGACCGACAAAGAAAAAATGGAAATGGAGATTGAGCAACGTAAGCTTGATCTTGAAGAAAAGCGCATTGACCAAGCCACAGACCTAGCCCAGATTGAAGTTAACAAGATTGAAGCTGCGTCATCCAGTGTGTTTGTCAGCGGTTGGCGACCCGCGATTGGCTGGATTGGTGTGGCAGCTATGGGCTATCAGTTTTTGGCTTATCCGCTGTTCCAATGGGCATGGAAATATTTGCAGGCTATGGGCTGGGTTCCAGTGGGCATGGATCCTCCGCCAGTACTAGACGCAGACCAACTTTGGGTGATATTATCAGGCATCTTGGGCATTGCCGGTATGCGTTCTTTTGAGAAGACCAAAGGCGTTGCCAGTAAATAAAAGGTAGCCCATGCCATTACAAAAAATCCTGTTTAAGCCGGGCGTCAACCGGGAGAACACGCGATACACCACCGAGGGCGGCTGGTACGAGTGCGACAAAATCCGTTTTCGTCAAGGCACTCCTGAAAAGCTGGGCGGCTGGCAACGTATTTCTAGCGCCGTATTTGTTGGAATTTGCCGTTCGTTGTGGAACTGGGTTACGTTAGGCAGTCTTAATTTAATTGGCGTAGGCACTAACCTAAAGTTTTACATTGAAAACGGCGGCCTGTACTATGACATTACGCCTCTTAGAACCACCACAACGCTTGGCGCAGACCCGTTTACCGCAAATGGAACAACCACAGTTACAGTGACTGCACCCAGCCACGGGGCAACCAACGGCTCTTTTGTGACTTTCAGTGGGGCTACGGGCACATATAACACAACTTTTAACGCTGAGTACCAACTCACGATTGTCAATTCAAACTCGTATACCATCACCACAACATCGGCGTTGACTGCGGGTTCTTACGGGGGCGCGTCAGTTTCTGCCGCTTATCAAGTCAATGCTGGCCCTGAGTATGCGGTTCCATTAACGGGTTGGGGCGCGGGCACATGGGGCGCGGGTGTCTGGGGCACGGGCGGTACTAGCTCTTCAAGTTTGCAGTTATGGAACCAGATTAATTATGGCGAAGACTTAATTTATGGCCCTCGTGGTGGAGCGCTTTACTACTGGGACGCTACCGCTGGCACAGGCACTCGTGGGGTCAACATCAACACCCTTGGCGGCACAGTAACATTTACTAACGCAACGCCCACAGTTGTCACCTCGACCATCCTGTAAACCGAAGGCGCGGCTTTTCAGTTTTCTGGTGGTTCGTTGCCAACAGGCATTACCGCGGGCGTAACGTATTACGTTTTTGAAGTTGACGGCCTTACGTTCAAACTACTTGATGCTTCTGGGACAGAGATTGGCACGTCTTCTACGGGTTCAGGTAGCGTGTCTAAGATTGTTGACGCACCAACTATACAAAATAATTTGACGGTATCGGACACTTCTCGTTTTGTGCTTGTGTTTGGAACTAACGATTACGGTTCTGGCGTACTTGACCCCATGCTAATTCGTTGGTCAAACCAAGACGACATCTACAACTGGACGCCCGATCCTACAAACCAAGCGGGGTTTGTTAGACTTTCTCACGGTTCAGAAATTATCACAACCGTACAGACCCGCCAAGAGATTGTGGTGTTTACGGACTCTAGCGTGTACTCGCTCCAGTACCTTGGCCCCCCGTACGTGTGGGCACCGCAGTTGCTTGGTGACAATATCTCAATCATGAGTCCTAACTCGGCTGTGATCGCTTCCGGTATTGTGTACTGGATGGGCGTGGACAAGTTCTATGCTTACGATGGCCGTGTGCAAACGCTTAACTGCGACCTTCGCCGCTTTGTGTTTCAAGATTTGAATCAAGGGCAATCACTGCAAGTATGCTGTGGCACCAATGAAGGTTTCAATGAAGTCTGGTGGTTTTACCCATCCGCCAACAGTACGCAAAACGACAAGTATGTTATTTACAACTACCTTGAAAAAGTATGGTACTACGGCACGATTGGCCGCACTGCATGGTTAGATTCGGGGCTGCGCGACTACCCCATAGGGGCCACATACAGTTACAACTTGGTTAACCACGAGCAAGGCTTGAACAATGGTCAGACTTCAGACGTTGCTGCAATCAGTGCTTATATTTCTTCGTCTGAGTTCGATATTGGTGACGGCCATAATTTTGGTTTCATCTGGCGTGTCTTACCGGACTTGACCTTTGAGGATTCCGTATCCGATACACAGGGTAATCCCGCATCTGTAACCATGACGTTGTACGGTTTGGCTAACTCAGGCTCTGGTGTAACCAGCACGGCTTCACAGCCCGTATCCAAGAGCAGTACGTACGTGATTACCGAGCAGTTCACGGGCATGATTTTTACACGCCTGCGCGGTCGTCAGATGATCTTTAAGATTAGTTCAAACCAGATTGGCACGGCTTGGCAGCTTGGCGCTCCTCGTATTGACATTAGGCCAGACGGCAGACGTTGATGGCGACAAGCAACCGCATCATTAACCCAGCCCCGCCAAGTCTGCCGTTGGCAACGGGCGAGTATGAGCGTCGGTATCAAGATCAGTATTCCAACGTCTTGCGTTTGTACTTTAACCAACTGCGCAACGCATTGTCCGAATTGTTCAGTGGTGCAGGGGGCAGGTACATTGCGTTTCCTTACGGGGCATTTTCAAGCTACACAAGCCAGTCAACAACGGCCAATACAGCTACGCTGCTTACCTTGTCTGATACAGATTTCTCCAATGCAGTGTCACTGCAAACAGGGTCTAAGATAACTGTAGACAACCCCGGCATATACAACTTTCAGTTCAGTGTGCAGATACAGAATTTGGATAATGCCCCGCAAGATATGTACATCTGGCTACGTCAAAACGGCACAGATGTTGTGGGCTCGACAGGAATAGTAGGATTTCTTGCACGTAAAAACCCCGGTGATCCGTCTCACGACATCAAAGGCTGGAACTACTTTTTGTCTATGAACGCAGGGGATTACGTTCAAATCTATTGGTCGCCAACGATTGCGACCCTGACAATACCGACATATGCGGCTTCTGGCTCGCCTACTAAACCGTCCACAGCATCGGTCGTGGCTACACTTTCATTTGTGTCTGCGCTACCAACATGATATTATCTAGCAACCCCCATTTTGAGAGGCAAAAATGAGCCTGCATAAGTTTGCCGAACAGGTAGCCGCCAACGGTCGCGGTGAAGATTCTTTACTTGTACACATGACGCCGGACGAAGTTCAGCGCCTACAAAAGTTTGCTGAAGCAAATGGCCGCTCATTGACCATCAATCCGCATACGGGTTTACCCGAAGCGGGCATGCTGTCTGATTTGTTTAAGGCTGTTGCCCCTATTGCCCTTGGCGCATTATTAGGCCCTGCTGGGTTTGGCTTATCGGCAACAATGGCGGGCGTCGCTACTGGCGGTATTACAGCTTTGGCTACTGGCAGTTTGTCTCGCGGACTCATGGCCGGAATGGGTGCGTATGGTGGAGCAGGTTTGGCTGACAGCTTTATGAATGCTGGTTCTTCCGCCATGGCAACAGAAGCTGGCGCTGCCGCTGGTGCAGATGCTATGGCCTCAAATGCAGGGTATCTTACGGATGCTGGCACGCAAATATTTTCTCCAGAACAACTAGATGCGGCTCGCAGAGCCGCGATAGATGAGGGAACGTGGAATCAGGGTATTTCCGAAATGACCGGCAAGACGTCTGCCGGGGATTTGCTTTCAAAAGGCGCCACCTCGGTAAACCCTATGCAGTTTGCCAAAGATAATTGGAAATACCTCGCTGGCGCAGCCGCACCAATCATAGCGGATGCAATGGTTCCTACAACCACAAAGATGCCTGAAATTGGACAAAATACAGACACCATCAACCAATTCATTTACGGCCCGACAGGTTATCGCCGTTTGAACCCTGTGCCTGCTGCCAACTATGGCACTCCCGCATATAAGCCTTTTAATGAAGGCGGCATCGTGGCGCTGAACAGTGGCGGTGTGCCTCGCTATGGCGGTGCTGGTACTAGCTTAATTAAAGAAGCCGATCTCAACAACATCTACGCTAACCTTGGTGGCGAAAAAACCTTTAACACGATTGCCACAAATTATTTAAATTCTGGAGGTGACGAAGCTGGCTTGGCGTCTATCATGTCTAAATACGCAACAGCCCCCGCCGCTGCCCCCGCTGCCGTTGCCCCTGTTGTTACTGCTGCCGCTGCCCCTGCCGGATTGACTCCCCAACAACAGCAGGCTATGAATTTGATGCTGCAGTCTTCAATAGGCGGTGTTGACACTTCTGCTATGGATGCACTGGGCGGCGCTGCTGCTGTCAAGAAACTGGCTGAATCTGCTGGATATACCGGCAATGCAACACAGTTGTACGACTATGCCAACACTCACCCCGGCTCTGTTGACTGGAAGTCAGATGCTGGCCAGCAGTTGGCAATGAACAACTACATCGGCAACTACACAAACGACTTAACCACAAAGTTTAAGACGCCACAAGACGAAGCATTAGAGTTAATGTACCGTTCCACTACCACTGGCGCTCCTACAGCCGCGTTTGATGCTTTAGGTGGGAAATCTAAAGTTAGGGAATTGGCCACAGCCGCAGGGTTTGACGCTACCCCTGAGTGGCAAGCAGAGTATGAGAAGAAGATGGGATACACCGTTGTCCCACGCATGAGCACCGCTGCAACTGCTGCCGCTGACAAAGCCGCATCCGATAAGGCTGCAGCAGCCATGGGCATAACAACGCTTCTCCCTAAAGATATTGGCGCTGATACCCGCCTTGATTACACAGGCGACGGTACTTCCACAGTCAAACCTGTAGCAGTTAAATCAACCGGAACATACAATACAGTGGCGGGTAACACATATGTTCCCCCTGCTATTGGCACCGCTGTTGGTCAGGGCACATACCAAGGCCAAGGCACGATGGCGTCGTCTGGCACACAAGGCCCGATTGTGGATTTCAAAGGTAAGTCTGCGTTTACAACAGACCCTGTAACGTTGGCTAAACAGCAAATTGCAGATAAGGCCGCTGTTAAGACAGCCGCAGATGCAACCAAACTTGATTTGTATCGCCAGTTTGGTATTCAAAACCCAACAGCTACTGAATTGGATCACGCCAACTTTATTGACAAGATTGGCTTGGCACCAGAGACAGCGGCACAGCTTCTTAACATCAGCCCAGATCAAGCCAAAGACAAGTATTACAACGCCAAGTTCAACCAGCAAACTGGCGACTCAATGGCCGCGTATAACTACCTTATGGGCCAAGGCAAATACCCAACCAAGTCCGGTGTGGGCGAGATTGCTAGACCATACGCGGAAGCCACACTTGGCTACCCAGCCAGCACCAATAGACAGTACACATACGATCAAGCCGCTGGCAAGTACGTTCGCAACCCTGACTATGTGGCCGAGTACAAAGACCCAACTGGCGGGGCTAATTACCTAATGTCGCCAAAAGAAATCTCTAACTACTTCAAGACCAATGCAAACCAAGACGACGCAGTTACGTACGCATGGGCGCTTGCAAACAACTTGACGCCAAAAGAAATCTCTGAAGCTACGGGTGTTCCAATTTCTCAAATAGCACCGAAATGGCGTGCGGCGGCGTCTAAATCTGCGGCAGATAAAGCGGCAACCGAAGTTAAAAATGAAGACGGCACTATTAACAAGGAAGCTACTGACCAGAAAATTGCGGAAAAAGCCGCTGCCGATAAAGCCGCCGCTGATGTTGCTGCCGATAAAGCTGTCAAAGATAGCTGGGATGAAGCCGCTTATCTAGCCGCAAACCCTGACGTTGCTGCAGAGTTAGCTTCAGGTAAATCGGTGTCTGGAAAACCTGTTAAATTTACATCTGGGTACGAACACTACACTATGTATGGCAAAGATAGTGGAAGACAAGCCACTACCAAAAAAGCCGCTGGTGGAGACATTAGGGGGTACGCCATGGGTGGCTACGCCGTAGGCGGTGGCCTTGGCTCTTTGGGTTCTTACTCTGATGGTGGCCGTTTGCTCAAAGGCCCCGGTGATGGTGTGTCCGACAGCATTCCTGCAACGATTGGCCAGAAGCAACAACCCGCACGCCTTGCCGATGGCGAGTTTGTAGTGCCTGCTCGGATTGTGTCTGAACTGGGTAATGGCTCAACCGATGCCGGAGCCAAGAAACTCTACGCCATGATGGATCGTGTGCAACGTGCACGGGGCACGACCACAGGCAAAAACAAAGTAGCGGCCAATAGCCGTGCTGACAAATACCTTCCCGCGTAAGGATAGATCATGGCTGACATAGTACCAACACAACAAAACATATCGCAAACTAGCCTTCCTGACTACGCTAAGCCGTACGTTCAGGATCTGTTAGGTCAAGCCGCAGCGGTTACCGACATTAACACCAACCCCTACATGCAATACATGGGGGACAAAGTTGCGCAGTTCACACCTTTGCAGCAGCAAGCCTTTACGGGTGCGCAGAACATGCAGGTGGCTCCTCAGATTCAGCAAGCGTCTGATCTGACTGGTTTGGCCTCACAAGCCGCCATGAACTATGGCAACTACAACCCTGCGGCCTTTTCTGCGTACGCTGTCAACAACCCTGATCTGCAGTACTACCAGATGGGTGACGCGGAACGCGTGGGCACTCAGTCCTTTACGCGTCCCGGAATGGCCGAAGCCTACATGTCACCGTACATGTCCAATGTGGTTCAGCGTCAACAACAAGACGCTGCGCGTCAAGCGGCTATTGCAGGACAAACTCAGCAAGCCCAAGCCGCCCGCAGTGGTGCGTTTGGTGGCAGTGGCGACTACCTCATGCGTGGTCAAGCGCGTAACAATCTGGCTCGTCAACAAGGCGACATTTTTGCGCAAGGTCAGCAAGCCGCATACAGCCAAGGCCAACAGCAATTTAATGCTGAGCAAGCCGCACGTCTGCAAGCTCAATTAGCTAATCAACAAGCCGGTATCACCACGGGCGGCCAAAACTTACAAGCCAAACTAGGTGTACAACAATTAGGCGCTGGGCAGAACATGCAAGCCCAATTAGCCAACCAACAACAGAACATGACAGCGCAGCAGCTTGCCGAGCAGTCACGCCAATACGGTGCAGGTCTGGGACTTCAAGGTCTGCAGACAGCGCTGACAGGTGCAGGTCAACTGAGTAACTTGGGCAACACGTCCTATAACCAGATGATGGGCATCAACCAACTGCAAGGTCAGTATGGCGGTATGCAACAGCAACAGACGCAAAACATCCTGAATCAGCAGATGCAGGACTTCCAGAACTACCAGAACTACCCATACAAACAGTTGGGCTTCATGTCTGACATGCTCCGTGGTTTGCCTCTGACTCAGCAATCCAATACGATATATCAAGCAGCGCCTTCTATGGTGTCTCAAGTAGCGGGTTTAGGCACAGCGGCATTGGGTGCAAGTAAACTGTTTGGTGCGGCTGGGGGATCTACCGACGACTTGGAACGCCGCCCTGCTGGTCTGGCAGAATTAGCTATCCATAACATGGGCTGAAGAACATGGCATTACCAAACTCCGAAAAGATCACATCGCAAATTGCGATACTGCCCGATGCTGCGCTGAAGCAGATGGCCATGATGCACAAGAACGACCCGTACGTTCTCCCCTTGATTATTTCCGAAGATGGCCGTCGCAAACAGATGCGCCAAGCTGCGCAAGCTCAGATGGCAGGTCAGCCCCAACCCCGTGTAGCAGATGCTGCCGTGGCACAAATGGGTCAACTTCCCGAAGATCAAGGGATTGGTCAGCTTCCTGCCCCCAACATTCAGCGCATGGCTGACGGCGGTATTGCGGGCTACGGAGACGATGCCAACGAAGGCTACGGCATGGGCGGTATGTTTGACTTTGCTCAACGTAGCGAGCCTGTATTGCGTATGTCTGGCGGCGGTGCGGTACAACACTACGCCGGCAAAGGTGAACAGCTTGTTCGCACAACCGATGGCGGTAAGACTTGGTGGTTGGACGTTCCCGCGCCTTCGCGTGGCAGCCCATCCCCTGCTGCAGCTTTGGCAAACATGAAATTTTCTAGTAAGCAAGAAGCCATTGAAGCTTTTGATGCGCTTGCAAACACAGGCGCTGTACCTGAACCTGTTGGCGCTGGAATGGGTATGCCCACAAACGTAGGCATGCCTGCCGGAACGGATGTTTCTAAACTTCAACAACCCGCATACGCACCCCCCGTTGCGGCTCCCGGTGCGCAGCCTAGTAGCAACAAACCGCCTGCTCCTCCTGTTGAAAAACAAGGGCTAGCTACGCTTGCACCTTCAAAAGCAATGACAGTCGAAGAAGCCAAAGCACAAGCCGGTGAGTTTGTTGATTTTGAAGACGCTCGTACTGCTTTGAAGAAAGCCGAAACAGATCAAGAATCCCAAGGCGCGCGCATGCGCACTATGTTGGCTGACAACTTGCCCAAGACTCCCGCACTGCAAGGGCTGGAAAAACTACTGGACAAACAAGACGCTGAGACGGGTGGCGAAAAAGACAAAGCTGCTGGCTTGGCGCTGTTGTCTGCTGGCTTGGCCATTGCTGGCGGCTCTTCACGCTTTGCCTTGCAGAACTTGAAAGAAGCCATCCCTGCGGTCACTCAATACGGCGAAGCGCTCAAAGACATCAAGAAGATGGAGCGCGAGAACATGAAGATGCGTGGTGAAATTGAGCAAGCCCGCCGTGCCGAAGGCCGTGATGACACTAAGCTTAAGCTTCAGTTGGAAGAAAAGATTGGTGAACGTCAAGACAAGATTAACGAGTTGGGCATTGGCCTTACTTCCAAGATTGCAGGCACAACCGCAGACGTGTCTTCTAAACTGTGGACGACGGCATACGAAGCAAACAACCGCAAAGACATAGCCCTCTTCGAAGCACAAAACCGCAAAGATGTAGCCGGCATTACTGCGGCTGCACACGCTAATGCGGAACTCAATAAGTACACTCAATTAGGTTTAGCGGCGCCTGATAGCGCTTTGCGCAAAGGTTTTAGTTTGTACCAGCAGGATCGCCAACAAGCAGGTGTTCTTGCAAACTACGAAAAAATGGCTGGCGATCAGACCATGACCACAGGCGGCAAGTACGCAACCAAAGGCGAAGAGTTCCGAGCCAAGTACCCAACACCGGAAATGTATGCTGCCGCTATAGCTTCGCTAAGTGGGACAGGCGGTCAAGGACAGATTTACTCTGACAACAATGTAAATCCAAACGCTGTACGTTCGCGGTAAATCGCGCCATAATAGCGACACGCGCTTCTTGAACTCCGGCATCGCGTGGCCGGAAGACAATTCGATTGATAGCAATGGCTAACTACATCAAACTGCCGGACGGCTCTTTCTTTCCCGTTGAGGAAGGTGAAAACTACACATCCGCTATGCGTGCTGCGTACGCAAAGTACCCGGAAGCGTTTGGTGCAGAAAAACAAGAAGCCCCCAAGAAAAGCGGTGTCACTGGTGCCATCGGTAAAGGGTTTGAATCCACGCTAAGTCAACTTCGTTCTGGCGTTGGCAAATACATAAACCCCGAAGAAGCTGCTGTAGCCGGGCTGCAACGTGGCGAAGAAATTTCAGGTAAATACGCCGATCAAATTGGAATTGATAAAGTCAAAGAAGCCTACAACAAAGATGGTGTTCTTTCTGCGGCTAAAGAAGTTGGTCGCCAAATCCCCTTGGCTATTGCTGAGCAAGCGCCTAACCTTGCGGCTTCTTTTGGTGGAGCGCGTTTAGGAGCAATGGCGGGTGCTCCGCTTGGCCCTTATGGTGCATTGGCTGGGGGCGCGTTGGGGGCTTTTCTTCCATCTAAATTACAGAGCTTAGGCGGTGACATTGAACGTCAAGCTCAAGAACAAACTGCTCGAGGTGAGCCTGTAAAAATTGACACGGGTGCAGCAGAACTTGCTTCTACAGGGCAAGGAGCTTTAGAAGTCGTCGCCACATTCGTCCCGTTTGGTAAACAGCTTGTTTCTAAATTGACGGGTATCCCCGCTAAAGCGTTGACCATTGGTACAGGTAATGCGGCAAAACTTGCCGAAGAACGCCTTGCTACTACGCTTGCCAAAGGCACGGGGGTGGGTGTGTTGGCCGAAGTGCCAACAGAAATTACCCAACAAATGTTAGAGCGCGCACAGGCAGGGTTATCCCTAACTGACCAAGACGCTCTGGAAGAATACGGGCGCACAGCCTATCAAGTTGGTTTGCTTGCCCCACTGGGTGCGGCAGGCCGCTTGTCCTCAAAAGCCGGTGCTAAGCAGGAAGTTGCCGCCAAGAAAGCGGAAGAGCAAAACCTTGCCGCTACAACAGCGTTCAAAGAATCCGAAGCCAAGGCCACAGCGCCTGAAGCACTGACCCAACTGGACGACCAATATCGGGCTGCAACGCAGCACATGGCGTCTTTGCAACAAGACTTGGTCAAGCCTACCAAGGGTGCTACGCCAGAAGAGAAAGCCGCATACGCCCAAGCCAAGCAAGAGTTTGACACCTTCCGCAAGGAAGAGTTCATGCCTTTGAAACAAGAGTATGAGAAGCGCAAGCCCCTGATTGAAAAGATGCAAGACGAGCGCCAAGCCGCGCTAGAGGCGCAAACTGGTGCGGAGCAACCCACAGCAGCCAAGTACGGGACAACCGACATCCCCGGTGCAGCGCCCTATTCACAACAACCTGTTGTGCGTTTGATGGAGCAACAAGACAACTTGCGCCAGCAGTTTGGTCAGCTAGAAGACAGGTTGACGGCGGCCACACCAGAAGAGTACGCACAGCTTCACCCCGAGTACGAAGCAGTCAAAGCACGTCTGACGGAGATGGGTAGTGCCATCGACGAGCGCGGTGGTGTGTCGGTGTCCGAAAAAGACTTTGTCAAACAGTTAGCCGCTGAAACTAAGAAGTTCCAAGACTTCCAGCAAAAGGGTGAGTTTGACAAAGCCAAGGAGCAAGCTGACAAGCTGGCCGACTTGAAGAAACGCCAAGCATTGTTTGATGAGATGCGTGCTGCCCGTGAGCAGCGTGGCCAGACGGGTGAGTTGTTTACCCAAGAGCAAGCGCCCTTGCCCCCAACGGAGAAGCCTGAAGGCCCAGCGCAGCCAACCACTGTGCCCGGTATTGCAGAAACGCCTGCGCAAGCCATGCAGTTTGAACCCAAGGAAGTGGTGGCTGAGACGCCCCGCCCCGAAGGTTACGGCATGAAGCCCGTAAAAGAAGCGGTGACTTTGCCAAGCCAACGCGATCCAAAACAACTTGACATCTTTAGCCAAGAGAACATTACGCGCACGGGCATGACGCCTGAAGAACGCGCAGCGGCTGATCGCCGTGTTGCGGAAGCCACAAACGTTCCTGCTGGACGGATAGCTCAGTCTATCAAAGACGCTGAAAAGCAGCGCATGACTCGGGTACTAGATACACGTTTGAATCTTGCCGGAACAGAAGCCCAGCGCACTGTGACGCCAGAGCAGTACGACGCAACAATGGAGCAGATCAAAACGCTTCACAATAAAGTTGTGAAAGCACAAGGCAACGCCACCAAGTCTTATTTGCAACAGTTGTTTGATTTGGCAGACCAAGAAAAAGCTTTGGTGGATAGCATCAACACTGCGCAAACAGCAGGCAAGTCCGTTACGCGCTTGAACAAACAACTTAACGGTCTTCGCAATCGCTACGACAACATCTTCAACACGCACGTTGATCCTGCTCGTAAAAAGATTGAAACGTTGTACCAAGGCATGTACAAGGCTAAGCCTGCGGCCAAAGCCAGTGCGGTAGCGGCAGAAAAGAAAGCGGCAGGCGAAGCCCAACTTGGCACGCTCAAAATTAAAAACGCTGAAGGCAAGACCATTGGCGCTAAAGTAAGCCGCGCTGTCAAAGAAACCAAACGGATTAGCGAAGGCAACGTTCGTAAGGAAGCCGAAGACTCTGCGCAGATGCGCAAACTGGCCGATGATTTGGGCAGACAAGAACCTGAGTTTGATAAGTTAGGCAAGTCCATGATGAAGCGTTTGAAAGCGCTTCAAGAGAAATACGGCAAAGGCGACTTTCAGGTTACCCAGTTCCAGCTACAGATGAACGATGCGCTAAATGCCAAAGCGCTTGAACTTGGGCGGCAAACACCGGAGTACAAGGCTACGCTTGCGGAGCAGACAGGCATTGTTAAAGAAGCACTGGCGCAGAGCAAACAGGAAACGCCGTCTAAACGCAGTATTCAAGAGACTCGAAAAGTTCGGCGTGCACCAACAGAAGAACGTACAGGTTCTGCTGAAAGCCGTGCAACTACAGAAAGAAAAGCTTTGCGTGAAGCAGGTTCACGCCTGACCAAAGCGCAGGTTGAGGAGCTTGTCAAAACAGCGTATGACACCGATGGTGGCACAGCCTACCGCACCCGTGAGACAGAAGGCGAGAGCGTTGATCCTAAAGCCGCATCGGACTTCATTGAAAAAGTGCAGAGTAAACTGCCTGAGAACGTCAAGCTGGTATACGCCGCCAACCCCGGCAAGATTCCTGTTCGTCTGCTCAAGCAGATGTCCAATGAAGGCATTGACCCAACCGAAGCCATGGTGCAAGGCGCTGTATTCAGTGACGGCACGGTCTTGGTGGTGGGCGACCAGCACGTTGACTTGAAAGATTTGGAAGCCACCGTACTGCACGAGTTGGTTGGCCACTACGGTATTGACACCATCATCGGGCTAGAGCGCCTCCAAGCCTATGCCAACAAGACAGACTTGCGCAAACTGGCTGAAGAAATTGGTGGCCAAGATCTGCTCAACGAAGTGATCCGTACTGCGCAAGCTAACGAACGCATGGGTCGAAGCGTAGAAGTTCAGAAACTTCAAGCACTGCGTGAGATCATTGCGCACACTGAAGAAGCTCGCGTAAACGAAAGCTTCAAACAAAAAGCTGGCCGATGGCTCAAAGAGTTGATCGGGATGGTTCGCGCAGGCTTGCGTGACATGGGCTTTACTTCTTCCTCTCTACTATCAACATCTGACGTTTTCTATTCTTTGCGTCAGTCTCGTCAGGCGTTTGCATCCAAACGGCTTGGCCCTTACCGCGCAGCCGATGGCCAGATTGCTTTCCGTACCAAGGTTGACCCCGGAGTTAAGTCTTCGTTCATTGCAACCAAGCCTTCGATCAAAGACCGCCTCATGGGGAACTTCCTTGGGTTGGCGGGTCGCGTGCAGTTGGTTGACCAACATGCCGCCATCTCTGAAGCATTCAAACGTGGCGCAGACAAGGGCATCATCTCCTCTGCCGAGGCGCTTAACGGTGAATGGTTGTTACGCTTTGGGCAGAACGTAAGCCAGTACGCTCAGCAGTTCATGACGCATGGCCGTGTGCAATATCAAACCGTGACACGTAATGGCGTGACGGAAAAGATTTTCATGAGCGACAAAGGCCCCAACATGTTGGATGCCGCCGAAGCGTTGTACAAGGGCAAGTTTGACAGCGACACAGAAGCCGAAGCGTTCTTGACTGCCTACGTTGCCGGGCAGCGTGCCGAAGCTGTGGGCTGGGAGAAGCTGAACTACAAAGACCCTGCCGCAGTCAAGCGCGAGTACCAAGAGCGCATGGCCGCACTCAAAGCAAACCAAACACAGTTTGATGCCGTGCAGGAAGCTGCCAAGATTTATCAAACGTACAACAACGGCTTGATTGACTTCCTTGTGCAAACGGGCGAGATGACTCCCGAGAAAGCTGCAGCGCTCAAGAAGATTCCTTACATTCCGTACTACCGCGTGGACGGCGACTCACTCAACTTGTTTGTGGCTGGGGAGAAACCCATCCGTATTGGCAACGTCAAAGACCAACCCGAACTCCAGCAACTGGTGGGCGGTGAAGATCAGATCATGCCAATCTTTACAAGTGCAGTGCAAAATACTTTTATCTTGACCCGCATGGGCTTGCGCAACGCCATGATGAAAGACAACTCTTTCCTCCTGCACAAGCTTGGTATGGCCAGCAAAATTGGCCCCGGCATGGGCCCCAAAGGTGAGAACGTTGTACGCTTCAAAGTCAAAGGCAAGGATCACTTTGCTGTCATTGACACGGACAAGTTTGACATCCCCGCTGAGTTGGTGGTCAAAGGTATGGAAGGTATCAAGACCACACTGCCAGCCGCTATCCGTCTGATGGGCTACCCCGCAGATATTCTGCGTAAGTTTGTGACTCGCAACCCTGCGTATGCTGTGCGTCAGGTTATCCGTGATCCTTTGAACGCGTGGCTCACTACTGGTACAGACGCTACGCCTGTCTTAAGTTCCATGAAAGAGTTGGCTAAGATGGTGGCGGGGCGCAGCGAAACCGAAGAACAACTTATGCGTACAGGCGCGATCAGTAGCAACGTCTTCTCCGGTAATGCCCGTGACATGGATATGCTTTTGCGTGACATTACCGCTGGTAAATCTGGTTGGGCTAAGTTGATGGCCAAGGCTGACGCGCTTGCCATGCAAGGCGATGCGGCTACCCGTGCTGTGATCTACAAGGAATCCATTGACAAGGGAATGTCCGAACAACAGGCGCTTCTCCGTACGCTTGAGTCCATGAACTTTGGCCGTCGTGGTTTGTCGCCTAGCATGCAGATGCTCTCGACTGTGATCCCGTTCTTTAACGCACAGATTCAAGGTCTGGACGTGCTGTACCGCGCATACAAAGGACAGATGCCATTCAATGAACAGCTAAAGATCAAAGAGAAAATGATGCAACGCGGTATGTTCATGGCGTTGGGAACCATCGCTTACGCCGCCGCTATGCAAGACGACGAAGCCTACAAACGTGCCAAGCCAGAGGAACGCTACGGCAACTGGTTCATCTACATCCCCGGCTTTGACGAACCTATCAAAGCGCCTATCCCGTTTGAATTGGGTTACTTGTTCAAGGCGTTGCCCGAAGCTGTGTGGAACATGGCGGCAGGTGACGAGAAAGCCTCCAAAGCAGTGGGCGGTTTCCTCAAACTTCTTGGCCAGTCCAATCCGTTTGGTCTGCCCCAAGCTGTCAAGCCTGTGGCTGAAGTGGTACTCGGTAAGTCGTTCTTCAGTGGCGACATTGAATCAGCCCGTGAGAAGCAACTCTTGCCAAGCGAGCGCTATCGTGACAACACAACGGAACTTGCCAAGCTCATCGGAGCAGCAACGGCAAGCAAAACCGTCAAGGACATCACGGGTAAGGAAGGCATCACGCCTATCGAGATTGACTACCTCATCCGTGGTTACACAGGCGGTCTGGGTATTGCCATTGTGCAGTTGGCCAACCCGCTGTTTAACATGGAAATGAAATCCGATGTTGCCAAGCCATCACTTAAGTTGAGCAAGACTCCGTTCATTGGTGGTTTGTTCCAACCCGTTGAAGGCCGTGGCACACTGGACGAAGCGTATAGCATGATGGAGCAGGTCAAGCAAACCAAGGCTACGTACAACAGCTTGGTGGAGAAAGGCGAACGTGCCGAGGCCAGAGCCTTCGCACAGGAAAACGCAGATAAGTTGGCGCTTGCTTCTACATCCGGTCAGGTATTCAAGTTCTTGGGCGAACTAGCCAAGCAAGAGCGCATAGTGAAAGCCGATCCACGCTTGACTACCGAGCAGAAAGATGAACGCTTGGCAAGACTTGACCAACAAAAGATCAACTACGCTCGTCGCTTTATCCTCCTAGGCGATAGAACCACACGCCAGTAAAACCGTCCCTGACCCCGACCTTGGCTCGGGCGTCAAACAAACGATGGCCGAGGGCTTTATTTAAACCCTCGGCTTTTATCTCAGCCGTGTCGATGCAAGGGACAAAGAACCCCTGCCCCCTCTCAAGCCGCTGCCATGGATACTGGATTGATAATTTCTTCATCCAAGGTCGAGTTCTCTCTGGAGATTTTCATTGTTGAAACCCGCATCGGTGGGCCGCTGGTTCTAGCCATCATGTCTTTCTTGGGCATGTAGGACACCACAAATTGCTTCTCAAGCTGACGCTTGAAGTCAGCGTAACCAAAGCTCATGTTGGAGCAGAAGGTTTTAAGCAAGCGCTCCTCAATGTAGAAGTCTGTGTGGTTGGCTGTTACGCCATGCTCCACCCGCCCCATAACTACCGAGCGAGTTGTCGATGCGTCAATCTCAGCAGTACCGCCAAGGAGTGCCACAGCGCCAGACTTGGAGTTAAAGCGCACCACCACGAACTTGCCGTAATACTCTTGGATGAAGCCGTTGAGCACATCCTCTGCACTGCGCTTGTTGGTCTTGATGTTGCCCCGAGCCGTGTTGACACGCAGGATCAGAAAGTCTTTCATCTCGCTCAACGGGAAGTCAATAATGCCAAGGTGCTTACTGCCCAGAGACAGGCCAGCGGCCATCATTGCACCGATGCCGGCCATCCAGAAACGCTCGTCATTGGTAGCGTTGAAATCCTTGTAGCAGTTACGCACGATCTCAGGCACAAGGGTCTTGAGCATGGGCACATTCTTGGCCAAGAAGTTAGCCAACTCGTATCCTACCAAGGCGTAGTTCTTATGCAAGGACTTGATGACCTCGATCTCATGGGGCTCCCACGACAACTCTTCGTCCATGATGAATTCAAGAACGCGGCGCAGTTCACCCTCAGACGAGTGCTTGCGTGATCCGGTTAGGTAGTCCACAACGTGGGTATTGGAGGACATGATGGCCACTGTCTGCCAAGTCGAGAGGTTGATACGCTCCTTGTTAGCGCCTGACTCCATACGCTCCTTGCCGCGACCCTCGGTCATGTCCAGTAGGAACTCGGGAAACCACTCAGCATCCTTGCGGTTCTTGGCGGTGATCTCATCCGTTACTAGCGGCATGCTGCCAAGCAGTCCAAGGCGTTGTTGCATGGCGACAGGCGATGTGCCCTTACCAGTGCGGTAGTGAACGGGGTGACCCCAGACTGAAGCCGCACCTTCCAGCGCCAGTGACTTACCCGTACCCGACTCGGTTGAACCGCAGTGATAAGTCATCCCATAAATGCCCGTAAACCGCATAAAAGGGGCGCTGGCGCCTGCCAAAACGATGGACAGATGTCCATATAGCCTCTTGGCAATTAAAAGCTTTATGAAGGCTACCCAAGTTTCCATTGAACCAGTAGGTCTGGTGTTGGCCACGATGTTCTCAAGACCGGGCATCGGCACTTCGACAGGGGCTCCAGTGGCGCTGAAGATTTTGCCTGCGAAAACAAAAGTATCATTATCTTGCCAGCCGTAGTTGGCTGGTACTTTGACGGGTGATTTATCGTTGCTCATTTTCTCCACGCTCGCACGTACGTAATCAAATAAATTCTTATCGTTGCCTCGACCAAACGATGCCACGATATTCTGGTTGGCCAGTGCCTTGACTGTTTCATCTTGACTCACGACAGCCTTCTGCGCCATCGTAATGTTCTGTACGCCCTCACGCCTGATGGCCATGAAGTGCACTGTGTGTTCTCCGTTGTGGCTCAAGATGTCCACAGGGAAAAGATCGTAGGGAATAATCAAAACGCTACGCATGACCTTGTTGCCCTGCGCGTCTTCGTCTTCCTTCTGAATGAAAATGCCACCGCGCTCACCATAAGCGTAGCCACGGGGTGCTTCAGGGCGAAGCACCTTCTTGACTTCCTCGTCCATTGAAACGCGGGGTAGCTCCACCACACTCTCAACTGTGGTCACCGCCATGTCGCGGCCAAAGATCAGCGGGTTTGTAATCTTGCCCCAGTGTGGGCAACTTGGGCAGACTCCGGGGTTTTCCGAATCCATCTTCGTGCAGGGGTAGGGGCCTTTGATCTCAGCCAGCTTGGTGCGCATGCGGTCTTCGCTGTACGGGTGCATGTCGCTGATCCACTTCGATGCACCTTCGCCATCCACACAGACCTTCGTCCAAGACAAGATGCCGCGCCACAGGGGTTCCATGCCGTCCTGCTCAGCGTGTTCAACGTAGTGGGAAATCTGGCCACAGCCTGTGCCTGCACGGGTCTTGACCACGATGTTCTTGAAGCGGGTGACGCTGTTCTCAAACAACTTGACCTGACTTGCGCTTGGTGCGGATGGCCTAGTACCGGGAAGCTCAACCACGTTGTCAGGCTGTTTGGCCATACTTACTTCGTACTGCGTGCCGATCAGGTTCTTCTCCACCACTGCGCGGATGTCTGCCAACTCGAACACAGCGCCTTCGCTCATGAAGCGCACGTTGGTTTGAGCGCGCACCTTCTTGCGATTCTTGATGCCGGTATTGATCGTGGCAGGGATGCGCAGGACGCGGGATGCGTCTGACGTTACTGTGGGGTCAATGTCCAGATTGTTCTGGTAGCACATGCGCTTGAACGCCTCGGCCACCGGCTTCCACTCGTTGACATCCACGGCTTCGGAGAGTGGCCAGTATGCGTGCACACCACCGCCAGACGCCACCATCCAAGGGTCGCCCAGTGCAGACAGCCCCGTAGTCTCGGTGAACTCAATGATGGCTTGAGCCGCCAGCTTTGCACTAGCGTATGCCTTGGGTTTGATATTGCCTTCCGCATCAGGCAGGTCTTTGGGATGGTTGCAATCCACGTCGATGGCAAAGGTCTTGACCATGTGCACGTTATCCGCAGTCCTGTTGTTGTCGTCCCCAAACGTACCTAACGCAAAGTAAATATCTTCACCCGCCTTCTTCCATCTGTCGATGAAAGGTTGTGCTTCCTCCAGTGTGTGAACATAGGCATGTTCTTTTCTTTTTGAAAGTTCCACCACGCAATAGCGCCCATTTCCGGGCGGTGGCAAAACCGCCGCTACAAACTCAAGCGGTTCCATATTGTTTGCCTTGTCAGAAAAGGTTTTGTTGTTGGGGGTCTATGAACGGATGTTCGTCAGTTGGGGAAAGCGCTACGAATCGGCGCAGTAATTCCTTCTGCCATTCCTTTGGCATACCGAAAGGATCATCTACCGCATCAGCGCAGTAGTTGATGAGTTCCCTGTTGGTCAGGGTTCTAGGTTGTATTCCTTGCATATTTTTCTCCATGCTTGTTCTGCGTCCTTTGAGGACTTCATTATTTCTAAAAGGAGTTCGACGCGGTTTTGATACGCGACAAAAACATCCTTACCTTCGAACCAGTTGTACACAGTTTGGCGGGTGACTCCGAGCGCGTAAGCAATCTTCGTCACAGGGAAATCCAGATAGATCGCCCAACGCCCAAGCTGATTGCCGGGCGTTTTCTTGGCAGCCATGACTGCGTCAATTACTCTTTGTGAATAGGCCATAGTGTTTTAGGTGGGGGTACTAACTGCTCGTCCGCAAGCATGTTGCACAGCTTTCCCCCCGATTCAATTACTCATCGTCCCAGTCGGACACGATGTCAGCGAGCTTGCCTTTCTTGGCAGGCACAGCAGACGGCTTAGAAGATTCCTTACGGACTTCTGGTTCAGCATCTTCCTCTACCTCGACAGGCTTGGCTTTCGCCTTAGAAGCCTTGGCCGCGATGGGCTCGTATGCTGGAGCGTCTTCTTCCTTGGTCAACTCACCCATGGGGCGCTTGCCTTCGATGGCTAACTTAGGTGTAGGCTTCACACCATCAGCGGCGGCAACAGTCATCACAACTGCACGCTTGGCTTCATCGCTTTCGCCTTGCGTCTTAACGATTGCGTACTCCTCGTCAGTCAGCCAACGGCTAGGCGCGAAGTGCAACTTGGGCGCTTCTGCTTTCGTGTCGAACTTCATGCGAGTCACAATCATCTCGGGGC